CAAGTGTTGGACAATGGTTTAATGGCCCAACAAAAGAACTGGATGGCAGTAACTTGACTCTTGCAGCAGAATTTTTAGGTGTTAACCATAAATGGCTTGCTGGCGAGCGTGCCCCAATGTTGCTAGATAAAAAATCGAATGCAAATGTAATATTTAATAATGATGAAATTAGTAAAATCCCAGTGCTTGATTATGTACAGGCAGGATTATTCCACTCTGTTGGCTACGATGGGGTGAATCCAATAGGTGAAACTTATACAACTTATAAATCAGCAAAAGAAAAAAGTGTGTTTAGCCTAACTGTTCAAGGGGACAGTATGTTGCCCGACTTTAAACCAGGTGATCTTTTAACAATCGACACAGCATTAATGCCTCAGCCCGGTTCTTTTGTGGTAGCTCAAAACGGTGACTATGAGGCAACTTTCAAGAAGTATCGAGTAATTGGATATGATGATTTTGGAAGGGAAATTTTTGAATTAGTTCCTTTAAATCCAGACTACCCAACACTTTCATCACTTAATCACAATATATCAATTATAGGTGTGATGGTCTTACACATGAGGAAATATAAATAATAGGTATTAATATGGAATACATCATTTATGTGTTGGCGGTACTTGGTGTAATTTTTCTGTTTCTATTCATTTGGATATTGAAAACAATAATTCAAACGAAACGAAAAATTAGAATTAAACCAAGATCATTTACAAATGCAGAAGATTTAATCAACTTCATTAGGGCAGTTTCTGAATGCAAGTTGAAACATAAATCCATTTTGTTCGGTTTTGTAGAGTCAACTTATAGAAATAATGGTTTTACAGCTCTTTCAGATCCACATTTAGAAGTTGATGTGTCTATTGTTATTGATGATGGTTATAAAAAGATAGAAGCCACTTGCCCACTTGTGAATGCGAATCTAGCACAAGGTGATTTTGTGGCTATCATGCCTATTTATAATCAGAGACATGACATATGGAGTTATGTAGTTACAGCCAAACTAAAAGCTATTTATCTTGGAAAAAAAGGGTTTCAAATATTAGACCAATTTGTGGAATTAGAATAATTAAATGTCCTCTTAATGACCCGCTTCGGCGGGTTTTTTATTTTTAAAAGATTTAGAAAGTAAAGTTTGCTTAAAAATAATTAGTAAAGTAGGCTTTACAACATCAATAAGGTAAAGTATGCTTTACTCACCAACCAATAAAAAAGTCCTAGACATTCGACCGACGGGACTTTTACTCAACGAGTGAGATAAGTATGA